AAACAAGAACAGAAATTAAAGCTGCCTCTTTCCAAAACCCAAAAAAAGAGTATTATAAGTTTGCGACACCTAAAAGTTGGATAGCAAAATTAAAGAAGAACCAGAAGAAGAGTAGGTTAGTATGACTAAGATGACAGAAAATGAATGGAAAGAGTGGTTAGAAAATCTTACCGATGAAGAATTTAATGCAAGTATACGAAGAGTTTCTGAAGCAGAATTTGATCAAGAGAATCCAAATTGGAAAAAAGATAAAGCAATTCTGAAAGCCGAGAAACAAAGAAGAGCAAGAGCTAAGAATAAAGCTAAACCCATGGGTAAAAAAGATGGTGGCTTTGCTAAAGGTTCAGCAGAAGGGTCCACTATCAAAATGAATCATGGAGGACCTGTGAAAGGAAAAGGAAGCATGCTCAGTATAACTATCGAGCAGAAACCTATTAACAAGAAAACCATGAATATGATTAAGCAAGCGGAAAAGGCAGGTAATGTCGTGAAAATGAGTTCAGGTGGCGCAGCGAAACGTGGCTATGGAAAGGCAAGGAGGTAAATATGGGAACTAAAGTAGAAGTATATGATAAGAAGAAATTAAAGAAGGAGAAAAAACTCACCTTGGCGGAGGACGAGAACGTAGCCAAAATTACCAAAAAGGAATACAAACGAAAGTTGAAGGATCTTGGTAATAAGCGTTATGATGCCAAGCGTGTTATTGATTATACTGGAAAAGGTAAGTCAGGAGAGTGGGCGAAAGTGGGCGACAGTACTGCCTCGATGATTGTGGAACCTGAATGGTTCGAACAACGCCAAGACAGTAAATGGAAGTCTCAAAAAAATAAATTGATGCATCAAAAGATGGAGCCTGTAAAAGTAAAGAAAGCTAAACCTAAAGCAACAGGTGGCATCATTAAAATGAGTTCAGGTGGCGCAGCGAAACGTGGCTATGGAAAGGCAAGGAGATAGATATGGTACAGCAAAGAAGCAGACAAGAATCTTTAGCGGATGAGGAACAACGTGAAAAAAATAAAGAAGAAAAAGACAAGAAAACAAAATTTTGGCGTATCTTGAAAAAAAGACAAGGTAAACAAGATGTGTTATTAACTAAAAGAAAAAAAGCAAGACAAGAACCTTTAGATATGAAACACGGTGGCCTAGCAAAACGTGGCTATGGGAAGGCAAGGAGATAATGGCTGGATTAATAGACTTATCGGGAAAATCTAGAAGTTACCTTACACGAAAATTAAATCAAATGGAACTTCCAGAAACAGATTCTAGAGATTTTGATGACGAGCATATATTACAAATTTTATTGCAAGAAGGGCCAGATTTATATTTTGATTCTAGAGATAGTGCTAAAAAGAAAACTAAAAAATCTAAAAAAGTAGCAACAGCTAAACATGGTGGTTTCGCTAAACGTGGCTATGGTGTAGCGAGGAGAGGTTAATGGCAGTTGAAAGACCAGCAGGTTACGATCCCATAGCATCAGATCCGATGAGTGCTACCCCCGCAGTGGAGGAGCAAATAGAAGTATCGGAAGAAATGATTGAAAACCCTGATGGGTCAGTAACATTTGGGGAAGAAGCAATGGCCGAGGAGCAAGTTCCTTTTGGTGCCAATCTAGCAGAAATTTTAGATGACGATATATTACAGAACATTTCAAGTGATTTACAACAACAATTTGAAGATGATAAGGCCTCAAGGGATGATTGGTATCACTCTTACATACAGGGCCTGGATCTTCTAGGATTTAAATACCAAGAACGAACACAACCGTTCCAAGGAGCAAGTTCCGTGACGCATCCCTTATTAGCCGAAGCTGTTACACAATTTCAAGCACAAGCCTATAAAGAATTATTACCGAGTGGAGGACCCGTAAAATGTAACGTTGTAGGAAAAATGGATGTTCAAGTAGAAGAACAATCACAACGTGTTAAAGAATATATGAACTATCTAATCATGGATGAGATGGAAGAATACGATGCGGACACAGATCAATTACTTTTTTATTTACCTCTTGCAGGGTCTGCCTTTAAAAAGATTTATTATGATGCAGCTCTCGCAAGACCTGTATCTAAATTTGTTCCTAGTGAAGATTTAATTGTTCCTTACTTAGCAACAGATTTAGCCTCAGCAGAAAGAGTCACGCATGTTATTAAAATGACGCCGAACGAAGTGCGTAAAGGTCAAGTAGCAGGATTATATAAAGATATAGAATTACATGATCCTGAAATGGATCAAAACCGTATTCAAGAAAAGTATAATCAACTCGAAGGTGTTTCCCGTGTAAACTATGATGAGCTCTATGAAATATTAGAAATACATTGCGATTTAGACATAGAAGGTTTCGAAGATAGAGACGAGCAATCAGGAGAAGAAACAGGTATTAAAATTCCTTATGTTGTTACTCTTGACGAATCATCAGGAAAAATTTTGGGAATCTACAGAAATTACCGAGAAGACGATCCCCTACGAAAAAAGGTCTCATATTTCGTTCACTATAAGTTTTTGCCAGGTCTTGGTTTTTATGGTTTTGGTCTTATTCATATGTTGGGGGGTTTGTCCAGGACTGCTACGTCCACTCTCCGTCAACTCGTTGATGCGGGAACACTATCTAATTTACCGGCAGGATTCAAAGCAAGAGGAATTAGAATTGCTGACGATGATACACCATTACAACCAGGAGAGTTTAGAGACATAGACGCACCAAGCGGTGACCTTCGACAAGGTCTTATGCCTCTTCCTTATAAAGGACCTGATCAAACTTTATTTGCTTTACTTGGTTATGTTGTTGACGCAGGAAAAAGATTTGCAGCAGTAGCGGATCAAAAAATGGGTGAAGGCTCACAGGCAAATCCTGTTGGTACGACAATGGCAATTATTGAACAAGGTTCAAAAATTATGAGTGCCATTCATAAAAGATTACACTACGCACAGAAAAAAGAATTTAAGATTTTAGCAAGAATTATTAAAGATTACTTACCACCTACATATCCATATGCTGTTGTGGGAGGTAATCAACAGATTAAACAAACAGATTTTGATGGGCGTGTTGATATTATTCCTATATCGGATCCTAATATTTTTTCTATGTCTCAGCGTATTACATTAGCGCAGACCCAATTACAATTAGCACAAGCAAACCCTCAGATACATAACCAATATGAAGCCTATCGACGTATGTATCAAGCAATGGGTGTACAAAATATAGAAACTTTACTTCCTCCTCCTCCACAACCACAACCAACAGACGCAGCAATGGAAAATTCTTCTATGTTATTACAAAAACCAGCAATGGCATTCCCGCAACAAGATCATATGGCTCATATAGATACACATCGTGCCTTTATGTCGACGTATTTGGTAAAGAATTCACCCCCTGTTTTGTCTTTAATCCAGTCGCATGTCTCTAATCACATTAGTGAGTTAGCAAAAGAAGAGATTATGGTACAGAACCAGCAAGAAATACAGCAGTTAACTGCACAATATGGTGGTCAAATACCACCAGAACTACAACAACAGTTTGAAATAGAGACAGCTAAACAAGTTTCTGTACGAATTAAAGAATTAACGAATGATATGGTAGCAGAAGAGCAAGAATATCTAGAAGGTATGCAACAAGATCCTTTAGTTACCTTGAAAAAAGAGGAATTAGGCTTACGTGCAGAGGAATTAGAGCTCCGTGCGCATAAAGACGGAGAAAAACAGGCTCTTGAGGAAGAAAAAGTAGAAATTGATGCAAGACAAGAGCAAGAAAAAATAGATAATACGGATAGACATGCTACAATTAGGGAAGAAATTCAATTAAAGAAAATTAATGAACCCTCTAAACTAAGGAATAAATATTAATGACTGATAAAAGTAAACTTAGGCCTGCACATGAGCTTTTGAGAGAAATACAGGAACTAGAGAATGACTTGCTCAATAATATTTATTATCAGGCCCGAGAAATTATAAAAGTTCAAAAATTAAATCCTATTGATTTTTCAGGAGTTTTAATAAATGTAGCCAAACTAATTTTAGTAGAAGAGGTAGGTTCAAAAGAGGCAGAAATCTTATTTGATTTTGCTAATAAAAGTTTTATAA